GATGCCGAGTATAAAGTAGTTGATTTTGATATTGATAATCATGAAGTTGTTAGAGATGGTAAGTCTAAAACACTTAAAATGTTATCACAAGTATGGATTGAACATAAAGGTCATAGAGTAAAAGTTGGTAGTGGTTGGACTCAAGAACAACGATTACAATATATGGATGGTTCAATTGTAGGTAAAATAATTACAGTACAATATTTTGAGGAAACTTATAATGATAAAGGTGGTATATCTTTAAGATTTCCAACAGTTAAAATAGTACATGGAAATAAAAGAGAAATTTAAATTAAATAAAAATGAGTAAAGACAAAAAAGAAAAATATGAAGAAAATGTTGATGTCTTAATAACACATGGTGAAGAAGCATTAACATTTAGAAAAGATGATCCTACAACACAAGAATATTTAAATAAAAAAGCTCAAGAAAATTTAGATATGCTAAAAGAATATGGTAAAGGAGATTTATGGTATGGGATAAGTTTAAGTAATGCAAGGCAAAAGGATGAGAAATTTGAGAATTATAGACAGCGTTTAAAAACAATAAAAAATCTTGAAAAAATTTATAAATCATTAGGTAAAGAAGAATGTCACAAACAATTTCCTTATGGGTTTGCATATGCACTTTATAATCAAGTAAATAATGAAGTAACTGAAAATGATGATGAACAACCACAAATGACAGCTACTATAGAAAATGAAGATGGTACTACAGAAAAAGCAAAAGTAATAATTAATAATAATAAAAATTAAAATAAATGGAGAAAAATAACACATATATGTCTTTGTATGAATACTTAGGTCGTGCTGCTGGTTCTGATTTAGGTAATCAAGTATTTGAGGCAGTTAAGAAAACAAAGGAATTTATTAAAATTGATTCTAAAGAAGTTGATACACCTTATTATAAAGGTAAAGTACTAACATATCCAAAATGGTATTTAGATGCATATTTTGAAATGTGTGATGATGAAAAATCTCAACCCATTACTATGGAGGAAATGAATCAATTACATGATGAATGGTGGGCTAGTTTATCAAATGAAGATAAAGAAAAACTTTATAATGAAATGGCAGAGTCAGAAATTCAACATTATAGTAATAAAGCTGATCAATAATAAAATGGGGAATTAGCTCAGCTGGCTAGAGCGCCTGCCTTGCACGCAGGAGGTCATCGGTTCGACTCCGATATTCTCCACAATTTATAACTAAATATATAAAAAATGAAGTTGAAGGATATGTATAACAAGATGATTGATATGACTAATATATTTGGTTTATTTGTACCTGGTGAAGAACTAGATGGTACTAAAACTGCTACAAATCTTGATGAACTAAAAACTAAACCTATATTCCATGTAGGTATGTATAAAAAATTAATTTTAAATCATCTAAATTTTAATACTAAAGTCCTTAATTTCTTTAAGCAATCAAACCAAGAATTTGATATTAATGATATTAAAGAAGCAGGGGAATACGTTGTATTTAATAGAGCTTGGTCTTATATATCTAGCGTAGATGTAAAAAATAAAGGTTATATTGACGCACTTAAACATTATTCTGACGATGAATTTTATTCAACTCTTGATATGGGGATCGAATTTTTTCAACAAGATGAATTATATGAAAGATGCGCATTTTTACTCAAAATAAAGAAAAAATCAATAAAACTTAAAAAATAGTTTGGAACCCCAAAGTACTTTTATTAAATTCGATATACAGGGATTTAAAGAAATGAGAGAATAAGGGATATAGATATAAAGGGGTACAAAGGTACCTATAACATTAATATAAATAAATAGAATATGGCATTACGCAACCCAGAGACAATTGTTCGTTTAACAAACAGGATACAGGGCAACCTAACTAATCTTAAATTAATAGTAAAATCACAACAACCAGTTGAGGATTTTCTAAAAAAGGTAGAAGATACAGAAAATATCCTTAGAGATTTAGAAACTACACTAGAAAGAGAACACGCAGGATTAAGAAATGGATAAAATAAAATAAAAGTTATGAGTATACCAGCAGAAAAAATATCATCAAATTGGAAAGTATTCCAAGAATATATTAACAAATATATTACAGGAGATAGAAAAGATCAATTATTAAAATTCTATAATCAACACCAGGATGAGTTAGTACTTATGCCTGCTTCACATAAGAAAGCGTATCATAACGCATTCCCCGGTGGATACATTGATCACGTTAATCGTGTTATAGAATGCGCTATTCAACTACACAGTGTGTGGGAAGAAATGGGAGCAGATACTACTACATATACTGTAGAAGAATTAGTATTTGCTGCTATCAACCATGATTTAGGAAAAATGGGTGATGGTGTTGAATATTCACATATACCTTCTAAGGATGAATGGAGAAAGAAAAATATGGGTGAGATGTATCAATTCAATAAAAAAATTGCATACATGTCAGTTCCAGATAGATCATTATTTTTATTATCCCAAGCAGGTATTAAATTAACATATAATGAGCATTTAGCTATTAAATTACATGATGGTTTATATGACCCAGCTAATGAGCCATATTTTAAAAGTTATATGGTTGAAACAAAACCAAGAACTTCTTTAATTTATATTATACACCATGCTGATATGATGGCCTCTAGAATTGAGTTTGAAAAAGAATGGTTACCAACCTTTAAAAATAATGTGGAAGTACCAAATAAAAATTATACATTGAAGTCAAGTAAAAAAACAAGTGTTAAGTCTAAAGCTTTAAATACTATAAAAAGTGAAGGACTTAAAAATTTATTTGATAAATTATGATAATAACAATAGTAATACTTTCAATAATAGTCGTGATTCTAGGATTTACGACTATTAACCTACTACGTAAGAATGAAAAACAAGAAGATATTCTTTTAGGATATCTTAAATATTTAGATAATATATCTAGAGTAATCGAGGTTTCGGATGAAAAAATTAAAAAAATAGACATTAAGGGTTCATTTGAAGGAGACGACGAAATAGGGTATTTCTTTAAAACAATTAAACAAATTCAAGAAATTCTTAATGATTTTAATATCAAAAAAATCTAAGAATAAATGGACCATATAATTGAGAAGAATAAAAGAGAAAGAAAAGGACGGGTATATTTTTCTAAAGAAACAGAAAATAATATAGTTTTATATAATAGTTTAGATCCTATTAAAGATGCTGATAAAAGAAGTGATATATATCAAGATTATATCCATTATCCTTTTTATAAACTTACTCAAAATATAATCCACACATTTAAATTCTACTATACTGAAGTTGAAAATTTAGAACATCTACAACATGAGTTAATGGTGTTTTTATTATCAAAAATTCATTTATTTAATCCTGAAAATGGTGCTAAAGCATATTCTTATTTTGGAACTATAGTTAAACGATGGTTAATAGTATATAATACTAAAAATTATGGTAAAAAGATAAAAAACATTCAAATAACAGACTTAGCTAATTATTCTAATTTAGATGCGTCCGAACCTGGATTTATATCATCTCAAAAAATGGATGAAAGTGTAGATAAAGTAATACAAGGTGAATTTGAAGGTGATGAGTTATCAAATCAAGGATATAAATATGAAGATAAATTGTCTATTTTTATAGATCAATATGTTGAAGAGTGTACTGAAAAAATATATGAAATATTTCCTAAAGGTAATGATGCTAAAATAGCAGATGCTATACTTGAATTATTTAGAAAAAGAGATGCAATTGATGTATTTAATAAAAAAGCACTTTATATCTATATTAGAGAAATGATTGATGTAAAAACACCTAAAATTACCAAAATTGCTAATGTTTTATATAAAATATTTAAAGAAAAGTATTTAGTTTACTTAGAACATGGGTATTATCCTTCCTCAAAGATTTAATTTTCTTATATTTATAACCAAAAATTATGAGCCAATTAGATTCAGTAGTATTTGGGGATAAAAAATTTTCGGATATTTTAGAGGAAATATATAATAATCAAAAGAAAAAATCAGAACAAGTAACTGCTTTAATATCAGAGTTAAAACCTTTGGTACAAGAAATAGGCGATGCTACTCTTATAGTACCTTTAATTAAAGAATATATGGAAATAGGTGTTAAGAATGATGATGCTTTAATAAAAATGGCTACTATTATTCAAAGAGTAGTTAATAACTCTAGTGAAGATGGTGGGTTAGGAATAACTGAAGATGAAAAAGATGCATTGTTAGCTGAAATGGAAAAAATACAATTTAAAAAAGAAGATTAATGCCTAGAGAATCTCTTTTTGGTTTTTTAAAATCATCATCAAATAAATCTGGTATGGGAAATATTGGGGGTATCTTCTCAGCAAGAGTAAGATATGTTATGCTTGAAGGAGAAACACATCCTGAAGTTTTTAAACAATATGGAGAGTATCAATCTATAGGAGGATTATTTTTTAATCAATTAGATAATCCAAACCCTAACCCAGAATTTAGTACAGATGCATTTGCACTTCCTTTATTTCCTAATGTTACACATATACCGGTAGAAAACGAAATAGTATATATAATACAATTACCTAGTAACAATATACAAGATAATGTAAATAGTACGGTTTATTATTACTTTCAACCTATTAATATATGGGGTAGTGTTCATCATAATGCTATTCCAGACCCTGTTGGAAATTTATTTAATAGAAGTGATAGCGCCCAAGCTAACGATTATCAAAAAACAGAAGGAGGTACTATAAGAAGAGTTACTGATGGAGGTACTGAAATTGATTTAGGTGATGATTTTAATGAAAATATAAGTGTAAGAAATCTTCAACCCTATGAAGGAGATATTATATATGAGGGTAGATGGGGTCAATCTTTAAGATTTGGTTCTACAGCATCTGGGAGTGTAATACCTAATCCTTGGTCTAAAAGTGGGGAAAATGGGAATCCTATAATGATTTTGAAAAATGGTCAACATGAAGAAGATACTAAACCCTGGATACCACAAGTAGAAGATATAAATACAGATGCTTCAAGTATATATTTAACATCAACCCAATTAATTCCTATTTCAGGTTCATCAATAAGTTATGAATCTTATTTTTCTCCTCCAACTTCTTTAAGTGAATATAATGGAGAACAAGTAATACTAAACTCAGGAAGATTAGTTTTAAATTCAAAATCTTCTGATATTTTATTAAGCTCATTTAAAACAATTAATTTAAATGCAGTTAATAGTGTTAATGTAGATACACCTGCAACTATAATTAAATCAAAAAGAATAGCTTTAGGTGATAAAAATGCATCTGAACCTATAATATTAGGTGATAAATTTCTAACAGATTTTGAAACTTTATGTACTGATTTGGCTTCGTTAGCAACAGCTTTACAAAATCCAATAGGAGGACCCGGTAAAATGTCTCCACCAGTATTAGCATTAATTCCACCAGCTGTTAGTTTAGCTCAATCTTCTGCTAGTATGTTAAGTAAGATAAAACAATATAAATCAACAACAACAACTTGTAAATAATGGGTTTAGATAGAGTAGCATTACGACAGGTAGTAACAGTTGCCAAAAATTCTGATAGATTAAAAAAATCTATTAAGGATATGAAGGGTAAAGTTATAGATAAAGGCTTAGAAATAGTACAAAAATCTGGGATTGATATAAATAATTTACCTATTGATGTTCGTGCAGCATTAAGAGGAGAGGGTATTAATCTAGATACTAGTAAATTATTAACTCCTGAAGTTATTTGTGCTCAACCTTTAATGACACTTCAACAAAAAGAAGAAAATACAAGATTACTTAATGCTGCTACAGAACAAATAACTAATATATATGCTACCACAAATACTATAAAAGAAACAGTACTTAGTCTTCAAGAACCTGTAGTAAGTCTACAAACAAAAGTTCAACCTGTTAGTAATACAATTAATACAATTTCTGATGTGGTTCAAATTATAAAATTATTACCAATACCTACTTCTACACCTCCTGGTGCTGGAGTACCATTATCTGTTCCTAATACTTTTTCATCTACATTAATATCACTATCTGGGCTTTTAGAAAAAGCAAAATCAAATATTAGTCTAATTCCAACAGCAACATCAACATTAGTAAATTTACTTAATAGTATTACACTTCCTCTAAATAGATTAAATTTAGTAATAGATCCATTTATTAATATATTAGGAATGGTTAAAGCTGTAATAAATCTCCAAGACGCTTGTCCTCTTGTAACTCAAGGTGATATAATTAATCAGAAAAATCAATTAGTAAACAATATAGCAGGTTCATTAATAACAATAGATACGGCATTTGCTACGGGATTAGATAATGTTTTAGAAGAAAGATTAACACCAAATGCTGCAAATCCTTATATTTACAAAAACTTTATATTTGTAGCAGAAAACAACCCAGTACAAGAATTTTCATTTCCTTCTAGAAGAATAAAAGCAATAAGACCTAATTCTACAGGAATACAAGATGGTATAGGAGGAAGTGGAGAAATTATAGTTTATAATAATAATCCCACAACTAACCCTGAATTAGAAGAAGGGGCATATTCATTTGCTTCAAACGTAAATGTATTAATTTTAGAAGCAAAATTTGCAGTTGATGTTTATACTAATAATATAGAAATTTGGACACCACCTCAAGTAAGAGATCAAGTAAGTGGGTCATCTGGAGTAGTAATTGATAGAACTGACCCAGAATATAGACAAGCTTATTTTGATACATTTGGCTTTTTCCCTAAACCAAATTCTATTTATGATTCCGAACCTCTACCTTCTTTTATTAGATACGGTGGTATATCAGTAAATTTAAATAATTCACCAACTGATATAGAATATGGAGCAAATTCCTTAGTTAGTGGTAATTTTGGGGACGGTGGAGATCTTAGTTCAAATGTATATCTTCCTGAATCAGGTCTTAATATTACATCATTTATTCAATCAGGAACAATTCAAGTAAACCGCCCAGTAACAATAAATATGTCTACTTTTGGGGGTATTGGTTCTTCAAATGAAACAGGAGGATTTACTAATGCTTTATTAACAATAAAAAGATCATTTGGCATACAGGATGACATAAACCCATATACAGGTAAGTTAAAATTTGTTGATTTAGATAATGAGGGGGATTTAGATTTCTTACCTAACTTTGAAGAAAAATATGGAGGTAATGCAGTAAATTTAATTCAATCTCTTTATCAAACTTTTACTGAATCAACATTAGATACTAGTAAATATCCTATGCAGATTAATCTTAATGATTTAAGTTATGCTGAAAAGTTAGAATATGTAAAAACTAATTTTTTAGGAGATAATGGGGAGTATAGATATGGAGCAAATCAAAGTAATAGACCTGATGGTATATATCAACTTGTTTATGGTTTATTTGCAAAAACAAAACCACTATTATATAATGAACAAGTACTTTGGCTTACTAAAAGGATGTATGGTTATAGATATCAAGTTGATAGGGGTAATGATGGTGATGCATCTCGTGATTATGTACGTAAAGTGTTAGAGCAGGGGCAGGTGAAAGGGTCAACATTAGGAAACCCAAATGGTGGTATAAATTGGTATTTAGCTGCGCAAAGAAATGCTTATGGAGAATATAGACAGAGTGTAGAAAGTGCTTGGGAAAAAGCATCAACCATGGCTATGTTATGGGAATTTTGGTCAAAACAAATTCAACCTTTATATAATAAGTTATTTAATGTACAAACTGATCCATCTTATAATGGTGGTGCATGGGTAGGAGGAGCAACATCAATTCCAATTATTCCTACAAATGTAACTGCTGACAACCCAGATATTGTTATATCATTAGAAGCTAATCAAATTGCAGCTAAAAACGAAAGGGTAAATGAAGAAGTAGGTACTTTAGATTTATTAGGAACTTACACATATGATTTAGAAATAATTGATAGTATACCATCAACTGGTGGGCCTGAAGAAAATTATCCTACTAACTTTACATTCTTTGAAATAAAAGATACATAAAAATAAACTAATTTAATATTTATAAATAAAATGAAGACATCAGCATTAAAAACAATAATAAAAGAAGCCGTTAAAGAGGCTATTCAAGAAGAATTGAAGGAAATTTTATTGGAAGCTGTTAAAACTCCAAAAGTTATAACTCAACCAACATATACAGCTCCTGTGATGGAAAATAAAGCACCAACAATGCCCCAAACTCCAACAATGACCGCAGAAGCTAAAAGAGAAGCATATAAAAATATATTAGGTGATACAGCTTCAACTTTTACTAGTAATAACGCTCAAACGTTCCAACCTCAAACTAATGCGGATGTAGCAAATGGTACTTTACCTCCAGGAGAAGTTGATATGAGTCAAATAGCAGGTTTAATGGCAGGTAAATAAAAATAAATGGCAAGAATAATACAGAGTAAATTTCCAATAGATCTTACCCCTAGTGTAGCGGTAGGATATGGTTTTCCTTTAAATGGAGATGCTGTTTTTGTGCCAACATTTACAACAAGAGAACAAACTAAAGCTAATATAATTAACTATTTATTAACAAATAAAGGAGAAAGAGTTTTTAAGCCTATGTTTGGTGGGGATTTAAGAAATTTATTATTTGAAAACATATTAGAATCTACTCAAGATGATTTATTGATAATGATTCAAAATGATTTAACAAGATTTTTCCCTACAGTTGTTATAAAAGAATTAAAATTTGAGAATCAAGAAGATAGAAATACAATTAATTTCATTTTAACATACCAAATAGAAAATTTTGGAATTGAAGATTTGATTAACATAGAATTACAATAATGGCTAATTTAGATAGAGATATAAGATATACCGATAGGGATTTTAATACGATTAGAAATCAATTAATCCAATATTCCAAAACGTATTTTCCAAACACATATAATGATTTTACCGAAACATCAACAGGTATGTTATTTATAGAAATGGCATCTTATATAGGTGATGTAATGTCTTTTTACTTAGATAATCAAATACAAGAAACATTTATTCAAAAAGCAAGACAAACAGAAAATTTATTTGCTTTAGCTTATTCAATGGGTTATGTACCTAAAGTAACTAGTGTAGCATCTACTATGATTGATTATTATCAACAAGTCCCAGCTATATTAAGTGCAAGTGTATACATACCAGATTATAATTATGCTTTATTAGTACCTGAAAATAATTCAGTAGTAACTAATACTACAGATGCCGTTGAATTTCTAGTAAAAGATGCAATTGATTTTTCAGCATCAAGTTCGCTTGATCCTACTACAGTATCTGTTTATCAAATATCTAATAATAACCCATCTTATTATCTTTTAAAGAAAACAAGAAAAGCAACTTCTGCAACTATTCAAACTTCTACTTTTACTTTTACTAATGCTATAAAATTTGATAGTGTAAATATAAACGATGCTAATATAATAGGAATATTAGATGTGTTTGATACAAATGGAAACCAATGGTATGAAGTACCTAATTTAGCTCAAGAAAATGTATATAATTCTATAAGAAATACTAATACAAATGATCCTAATTTTTTAGATGATCCAGAAGTACCTTATTTATTAGAATTAAAAACAGTTCAAAGAAGATTTGCGGCTAGATTTATAGACTCAGGCTCATTACAACTTCAATTTGGAGCTGGTAGTACTAGATCTACAACAGAAGAAATTATTCCTAACCCAGATAATGTAGGTTTAGGTTTACCTTTTGAACAAAATAAATTAACAACAGCATTTTCACCAACAAATTTTGTATTTACAAATACTTATGGTATTGCTCCTTATAATACTACTTTAACAGTAAGATATTTAACAGGAGGAGGATCTTCAGCTAATGTAGAAGCAGGAAGTTTAACTGGGATTGATACATCAAATGTTACTTTTGTAAATCAACCTATTATAACTACACCAGCAGTAACTGATGCTTTAGCAAATCAAATATTTGGTTCAATAACAACAAATAATCCCTTAGCTGCTGATGGAGGTGGAGATGGGGATACAATTGAAGAATTACGACAAAATTCTTTAGGTAATTTTCAAAATCAATTAAGAGTAGTAACGACTCAAGATTATTTAGTTAGAGCATTATCAATGCCCTCTAATTTAGGTGTTATAGCTAAAGCACATGCTCAACCTCAAAAAATTGGAGATTATTCATCTGGTGAATTACCTTCAGTTTTATGTTTATATATTTTATCTTATAACTCAAATAAACAATTAAGAACAGCTTCAAATACATTAAAAAGAAACTTACAAACTTATTTATCAGAATATAGAATGATTAATGATTCAATTGATATTAAAAATGCTTACATAATTAATATTCAAGTTAATTTTGAAGTAGTAGTTAATCCTAATTTTAATAATAATGAAGTAATAACTAATTGTATAACTTCACTACAAAATTATTTTGCTATAGATAATTGGCAAATAAATGAACCAATTATATTAAAAAATATATTTGTTTTATTAAGTAAAGTAAAAGGAGTACAAATAGTAAAAAATATAAAAATAAATAATTTAACAGGAGAAAGTTTAGGATATAGTAATTTTGCGTATGATATAGAGTCTTCAATTATAGATGATGTAATATATCCATCTATAGATCCAATGATATTTGAAGTAAAATATCCTTCTCAAGATATAATAGGTAGAGTGGTAGCAATATAATAAAATAAAAAATGGCAAATAGAAAAATATTCCCTACAAAAGATGCTTCAATGTATACTATCTCTCAAAGTGCAAATACTGGGTTAGATGAAATATTAGAAGCTACTACTGTTATAAATCAAGATATTCCTCAAGTTAGTAGATATTTACTTGAATTTTCTCAAGATGAAATTAATACTTGGGTTACTTCTAGTGTATCAGGTTCAGTTACAGGTACAACGGCTGGAGTAATGGTACTTAAAGATCCATACTTAGTAAGACCAGAATCATATCAAAGATTTGAAACTAAAGGATTATCATACCCCACAAGTTCAAGAAATAAATTTGACACTATAGTAGAACCATTATATTCAGGTAGTCAAAATCCAAATGAACCGGTATATGCAGGTGGAAATGGAACAGGTTTACAACTTTATTTAGCAACAGCAGCATCATATTTTAAACCAGGTGTTAGTTTAAGTGCATCAATAGCAACAAGTAATGCAGGTGGTCAACCAGCTGATAATGGTTGTAATATGACAGCCCCAGACGGTAATTATGGTCCATTTGCATTTAATAGAGGTGCAACAGGTAATTTAGAAGCAGATACACAAGGTGCAACTGTAACACTTGTAGTTAAAAATAACAGATTTGAAGATGCTTTTGTAGGTACAACAGCATTAACTTCAGGTGCTGAATTATTTGGATCAGATACAACTGAAGGTGCTCTTCCTTCTTATGGAGAATCTAATGCAGCAACAATGGCTGTTTTAGCTGCAGATTTAATAGCTGCAGGAATACAACTTGAATCAGGAGGATTGGTTGCAAGTCAAAATGTTTTAGCACAAACAGGAGGAGCAGCAAAAACAGCAATAGGTAATGTAACAGGACCTTTTGAAATTGATTTAAGTGGAGCAGGTGTTACTGTAACAGGTGGGACACAACAAACAGGTAATGGTGGGGCTTTAACATTAACTGGTGATGGAGCTGGTAATGTATCAGCAGCTACAATTCCTAGTCTTGGTCAAGGTCAACAATATGTAGTTGGTAATATAATAACAATACCACAAGCTAATTTAATATCAGCTGGTTTTACAGGTACTGTAGGTGTATTAACACTTACTTTAGCAGCAAGTAATATAACTGCAGATGTAGCTAATAATGATGTTTCTTTTAATAATGGATTTGGACAATTAGATGATGATTGGGGTGTATTTCCA